AACTGCTTATGCAGTCGATGATGCCGTGTATTATTCAACCGATGAATCTTCTTATATTTGTATTCAAGCACACACTTCATCCGGTTCTATATTACCAACTAATACTTCTTACTGGAACATCTTAGCGGCTCAAGGAGATACAGGTCCAACAGGTGCTACTGGTCCTACCGGACCGCCCGGCGGAACTGGACCTACTGGCCCACCCGGCAGTGATGGTAGTGATGGTGCAACTGGACCTACTGGAGCAGCCGCAGGGTTTGGAACGCCTACTGCTACTACCGGACCAATAGGCGTTACTGCAAGTGGTCCAAATACAGCAAAAGTGTTTGCTTTTTCAATTCCTCAAGGAGCCGCAGGTAGTGATGGTGTAGATGGAAATGACGGAGCCACAGGTCCGATTGGACCCGCAGCAGGTTTTGGAACACCCACTGCTTCAACAGGCCCAATTGGAGTCTCGTCTAGTGGGCCAAATACAGCCAAAGTTTTCTCTTTCTCAATACCACAGGGAGCAACTGGAGCCACTGGGGCAACTGGTCCTACTGGTCCGGCAGCAGGGTTTGGTACTCCAACAGCGTCAACAGGACCAATAGGTGTAACAGCGTCCGGTCCTGATACGTCCAAAGTATTTGCATTCTCGATACCACAGGGGGCAGCAGGGCCACCGGGTTCTGATGGCAGCGACGGAAGTGATGGAGCGGCAGCAGGGTTTGGCACTCCAACGGTTGCATCCGGTCCTTTGGCTATATCTAGTAGCGGACCTAACACAGCCAAAGTATTCGCATTCACAATTCCACCGGGAGCAACAGGACCAACAGGGCCGACTGGACCAACAGGACTGACCGGACCTGCGGGTGCAGACGGGACTGATGGGTCTGATGGTAGTACAGGACCAACTGGTCCCGCCGCAGGGTTCGGAACCCCAACAGTTGCTAGTGGACCTTTAGCAATAACATCTAGTGGACCAAACACGGCTAAAGTGTTTGCTTTCACAATTCCACCGGGAGCGACTGGACCGGCCGGTGCTGATGGTGACGACGGGGCAGCAGCAGGGTTTGGAACTCCTACTGCATCAACAGGTCCTATCGGAGTAACCGCAAGCGGTCCTGATACCGCTAAAGTATTTGCCTTTTCAATACCTCAAGGTGCTACGGGACCAACAGGACCTACCGGCCCTACTGGTGCAGACGGCCCAACAGGTCCTACGGGTCCAACAGGTCCAATAGGACCAACAGGTCCGACAGGACCAACCGGACCTGCTGCGGGCTTTGGAACTCCAACCGCCTCTACTGGTCCTATCGGAGTAACGGCCAGTGGGCCGGACACAGCAAAAGTATTTGCTTTCTCAATACCTAGTGGGGCGACAGGACCTACTGGACCTGCCGGACCTACTGGACCACCCGGTGCTACTGGGCCAACAGGCCCACCGGGAAATGACGGTTCTGACGGTGCAACAGGACCTACTGGACCTACTGGTCCGACAGGAGCAACTGGACCAACTGGACCTACCGGACCAACTGGTGCAATTTCATGGGAAGATGTTTGGGTTGACGGTAATTACTCAACAGGTGATGTTGTTACTCACGAAGGCGGTACTTACATTGCGGCGGTTTCTACTACTTTTGGCGATACACCCGGTACTTCGAGTAGATGGGAAACATTAGCAACACCCGCTAAGTTTTTCATTACAGCAGAATGGAATGACCAATATTATTCATCAAGTCTTAGAAACGGTTGGAGATTTTCTTTTGGTAGTGGTATCAATAACGTAGACAACACCGATGGTTCAACAAATCCAATGGGTGCAGTAATACCGTTTGATTGCGAACTTAAGGAGATACGTTGGTTCGTAGGTAATGTCGGTGCGGAAACCGGGTCTACTTCTTTCATTCACAAGATTACAAAGAACGGTTCGGATTTAGCAACAACATATTCTTGGGCTTCAACCGGAAGCGGTGGTAGTTCCTATACAAGAACCGCATCACCGAATCTTGGCTTTGTTGCAGGTGATACATTCAATCTACGATTAACTAGCCCGTCATCATATACAAGTACAAATCAAGTGGGAAGAGTAAGAGTAGTGTTTTATTTTGAAATGAAGGAGTGATAAAAATGAGCAGAAGTTTTGAAAGTGAAGAAGTAGCAGAGAAAAGAATGAAAGAAACCCAAAGAGAATGGTTGAGAAGAATACAAAACGCATACGGTGAGAACTATTATGATACTTTAAGCGAATCAGAGAAAGCCGAACTTTTTAGAACTGCTATGAAGAACTTATCTTCTATTTCTACTAAATCGACTTTTCATGATGATGGTGTATTCCCATCTATCCCATCTTGGTTCGACTATGGAGAGTTAGAAGAAGAACAAGGTGTGTCAAGAGCAGCAGCAGGTCCAACAGGTCCGACTGGTCCTACTGGAGCGACTGGAGCGACAGGACCTACGGGTCCACCCGGAAATGATGGTGCAGCAGGTCCACCGGGAGCGACTGGAGCGACAGGTCCAACTGGAACACAGGGAGCCACAGGCCCTACCGGACCAACAGGTCCTAGTGGTAGCGGCGGCGGCGGTGGTTTTAGTGTGGACATTGATGGTAGGGCAGACACCACTATTACAGCATGGGTGGTTGATACTAGAAATGGAACAATCACAATAACATACGGTAATGGAATGATTTCACAGATAACGGGCGTTATTGGTGGTTAGATACTCCTTAAATACTCTATGATGTAATGGTACAGTATGTCAGAAATGATGGAACATCCCGCATGGATAATGTGGGAAGAAGCGTTGAGTGAAGAAGTAGTGAATGAAATAATTGAGGCGGCAAAGGAAGCCGAGCCTCAAGCGGCATCTACCTTTAGAACAGGTGAAGGTAAAGAAGATAGCCACAGGAAAACCCAAATAAGATGGCTACAAGATGAAAAATACAAACCTCTTACAGAACAAATGATGTGGTATATACAAAAAGCCAATGAACATTTTGGTGTAGAAGTATCCTATTTACCACCATTACAATTTACAGAATATATGGATATAGGCTACCACTATGGTATGCACCACGATATTGATTGGAACAGACAAGATGGTATGCACAGAAAAGTAAGTATTGTCGTACAACTATCAGACCCCGAAGATTATGAAGGTGGAGAATTAACATTTAGTCATACACAAAATCCCGACCCAATAGCACTTGCTAAGAAAGGTACAGTAATATGTTTCTTATCTTATTATGAACATGGGGTTGCACCTATAACTAAAGGTAGTAGAACAAGTCTAGTAGGATGGGCCGAAGGTCCACGATGGGTATAATTTAACTAACGTTATAATAGATTACTATTGTGAGTGAAAACAATAGTGGTGTGTATATTATTTCCTTAATAATAGTATTAGGTATGACAGGTCCTTCGTTTAGTTTAGATACTTTAGAAAGAGATGGGATTATTACTTGTAATAATGTAGTAGGAGAAGTTATCGCAAAAGAAGCACCAGTTACACTTATAGTACAAGTAAATGATACCGTAGGTAATGATATTACAAAGTATAATGTATTTGTTAGTCCGAAAGCATTTGCTAATTATAGTATAGGTGATACACATATAGAACGTATTTGTACGATAAGTGATTATGAATACTATAAAGAAATTATAGATATGTTATTAGAGAGTGGAATATTAGGAGAGTAATACTCTTTATATAACTAACAAATTATCGAAGGTTGTGTCTGAACAAAGAAGAGGAAAAATCGTTTATCAATCCCCCGAAAAGTCATATACTAATGTAAACATTGAAGAGACACTTCATGGCTACAAGGTTTATCGGGACGGGTCTAATAAACCATTTAGTGTAATACCTTTTTCTGCGGTTAGACAAATTATATATGAGCGTGAATAAAATGAGCAATAATACAACAGCAGAAACTTGCATAAATGCACTTAACGAAACAATTGACTGTATACCCCTAGACTCATCATCTTTATTAGATGATATAGAGGTATTGTTACTAGCAGTAGTAGCACTAGCAGGTATAGCAGTATGGGGATATAAAAGGTATTTATCTCTTAATGCCGACGGAAAAATAACTCTTGATGAGTTATTAGATTCAGTTGACGATGTTAAGGAAAAGGTTGTTGAAGCAAAAGCAGAATTAAAAACTATTGACGAAACACTAGAGTCAAGAAACGTTGCTCAATTAAAAGAAATGCTTAAAGAAAAAGGTCTTTCAGTAAGTGGTAAAAAGGCAGACTTAGTTGCTCGATTGAAGGCGAGTTTAGATGAGTAATGATGATGTTATTAGTATAAGATTAGATAATTTAGAAGAGACAGCAAAAAGACATGAAAGATTGATTGAGCAATTAATTCAATCTCAAGTCAGTATGCAAACAGGTCTTGCTAAAGTGGCTACCGAGTTAGAAATAACTAATGGTCTAATAGGCTCATATATGGGGAATATGCAAAAAATTATCTTTACCCTAATAGCAATAGTGGCAGGGGCTATGGGTCTTTCAACACAGATGTGATATTATGAATCAAGAAGAGTGGCATATATGGTGTAGAGATGTTAGCGATAAATTAGCAAACCTTGAAAAGACACTAAAGTCGTATCATAAAATACAGAAGCGTATGCTTTATATTATATTAACAGGAATGGTGCTTACAAATGGTTTATTATTGTACTTCAAGTGATGTTGGCTCAAGATTAGGTTTAGATTCTGCACAGCGTACTAGGGCGGCAACAAAACTCACAAGTGCTATACGCAGGTCAACAATAGATATAGACCAATGTTTTAGAGATTATGGTAGGGATGTTCCTAGCAAAAGTATTAAAGATACTACTTTAAATGGTGCGGTTGTAGCAGGTGCAAACACCGTTACACTTACTAGCGGTACAGGATTTAGTAGTGCAGGTAATGGTAATATAGATGGAGATTCTTTTAAATGGACTGGTAAATCTACAAATGATTTAACAGGAGTTAGTGGTTTGTCAGCAGACCACGCAGATGGAGTGGCAGTACAAGAGGGTGAGTTTGCACACGTTCTTAGAGAAATATGTGCAGATATAGCGGCATCGTATTATCTTGAAGATGAAAGTATGTTTCAAACCACAGGGCCGGAAGGTTCTCTTAGAGGAACAGCATTAAGAGAGAGAGGGGAAATGAACCTAAAACGTTTGGCTCACTTGGGTAGCGTTGATTAGGTGAAAATATGAAAGATGGTAATACGTTTTTACACCCCGGATTTCCTGCTATTGGGGCTATTGAAAAGTTTAGACAAAATACTGAAAAGGCTTTAGGTCAAAGAGAATCAGAGTTTAAAAAAGAATTAGAAAAGTTTCCACCAAAAACATATCATGTTGCTCACACAGGAAAAAATGCATTAAGAATGCGAAAAGAACACGATAGCCCTTTAGGTATGAATGCATATTTTGACAAAAGTGTTTATAAAAGTTTTATGGAAGATATAAAAGATGAAATAGCAGAAATAGGCGAAGATTTAATGGAAGAGGCATTGTTCGATGGTGCGGCGAATACGGCTAGACAACTTAGAGCCATGACTAATTTTAAGAGTAAAATAAACCCTACTAAATCAGCAAGTGGTGATATGTATGAGGTAATAGGAGAATCATTAAACTTTAGTAAAACACGGTTTTCTAGTGCTAATCAATTTTTATCTTATGAAGCAGGTTCTTTTGACATAGGAGAAAACAGTCCACAAGAAGGTGTTAAAGGTGATAGAATGAAAGATTATGATACAACATTAATAACTATAACCGAAGAAGGTACTTCTCCGTTTGATGCACACTTAGTTAAAAATGTTTTTAACTTTCCTGCTAAGAGGAATAGGTGATATATATGACAATAGCAACAAAAACACAATATTGGAATAGTAGGATGAATGGTAGCGACCCTACTGCTTTAACAGGAACGTTTAATGATACTTGGTCGGTTAGTGGTGGTGGTTCAGCGTCTAGTGGCGATTGGTTAATTACTAATGGTGTATATACAATAACGCCTACCACTAATGAATATACTTTGGTTGCTTGTTTATCTTATACAACTGCACCTAGTAGTGGTACTGTCCTTATGAAATTAGATAACGGTACACATAAAGTCGAAGTCAAATCGACAGGTAATAACACAAGCCTATCTTTGGTGGGTACTAGTACTGTAACTGTATCTAATTTAGATTTAGCATTAGCAGAAGATAACCCAGTTAGTTTAATATTAAGATTAACATTAGCAAGTGATGGAACAGCAAAATTATATACCCACGAAATAATAGAAGACGATGACGCTAATACCGCATTTTCTAGCGTTGCAGGTGCAACAGGAGCAGGTAAAGCAGTAGTATGGGGTAACACTAGCGGAAGCGTAAAATGGTCGTCAGTTTACTACTCTAAGTTTGGTTCTTTTAACCCAAAAGAATTATTATTATCGGACTTTGCGCAGGACACATTAGCACGTATGGGATTATCTATTGTCAATCAATTAAAAAATAGTACTAGACCCTACCTTAAAACGCAGGTTCCCGACTCATCAATAGTTTATGGTTATGATATATCTTCTCAAATGATTAATAGAATAGGCTCACCTAGTATTCATATACTAGTCGAGCGTCTAATATCTCCACAGTTTGAGAGTTTAGGTGGTGCTAAAATTACACAAGAGTATGATGTAAAGGCTTTTATTACCGTTAAAGGAACAAATTATGAAAACGCATATCGTAAAGCACTTAATATTATGGGAGAAGTATTTGATGAGTTATATATAAATACAGGTGTCGAAGGAACGACAGATAGTATTATAAACTATTCTGCTAATTTAGATTCAAAAATGGATAGTGATGAAACTATATGCGTACACGTATTGAGTATGCGTTATATGCGTCGAATTGATATGCGTCATCGGTAAGAATGTTAATAAGTCAATTGTTATCTCATACACAATATACAGGTGTAAACTATGGCTGAGTTTAACAATAGATATATTTCAATACAAAAAGAAGGGTCAACTTACGGTAGCGTAAGTGGAGGCGGAACAGAAAAATACGGTGAAGTAGATGATGAATCATTGATGCACCGATACGATTTACTAACAAGACAAGATATGAGCAGAAGTATTGCTTCAAAGTCTGTTACAGGGACAGAATATTCAGAAGGTTCGATAAGTCTAGCAGCCCAAATAGACCCGTTTTTAGCAAACGTTATGCGCGCTTTTTTTGAAGATACCGCTACTGGTACAAGCCACGTATTTACTGAACCTGCTACAACAGATGATTTACCTTCTTTTACTATCCAAGTAGGAAGAGAAACTAAGGAACACACATTTTCAGGCATGGTAGGTAACAATCTAAGTATTGGCGCGAACGTAGGAGAATACGTTATGGTAAGTGCTGATTTCGTAGGACGTTCTGAAAGCGCAACAGGAGCATTACAAACAGCATCTTTTGACGGAAATGCTTTGGATGCACTTTACTTTTCTAACGGTTCAGTAGTTTTTGATGACGGCTCAACAAATACCAATGTTAGTGCTGCTGTTAAATCTTTCTCTTTAGATATTTCTATGAATAGAGATACCGATAATGCATACGGTCTTGGTAATTCGACATACCAAAGAAAGCCACCGGCACAAAGAAGAGAAATAACAGGTACTTTAGAATTAAATCAAGTAATTTATGGGACTGCCACACCCGATGATGATAATCCATCATACGATAACTTAATTGCCGCAGATGGTGATTTATTCAATCCGGGTTCAGGCACACCTGCTATCAAATTGACTCTTAATGAAGAAAGTGGTTCAGATAGTATAGAGATAGCAATTTACAAGGTAAGATTTGAGGCTCCCGAAGCAAGTGTAAGTGGAAGAGATACTAACACAATGACTGTAAACTTTATCGCTCTTTACGATGCGGGAGACGCTAACAAAGCAGTTCAAATTACTATGGATGGTTCTACATTACTAGATGGAACCGATTACTAAGGTGTTTAAATGTACGGAAGAGATATACCGGAAAAGTATCTTAAACAAATGGAAGGTATGAGTGAAAGAGAGGCTTTACGCTACTCTAAAAGATTTCCTTTATTAACAAAACCTGTTAAAAAAGTTGCACCTAAAAAGACTGCAATCGTAAAGGAAGAAGAAGAGTAACTCTTTATTAATGCCTTATAGTCTCCTAGATACAGCGAGAGTGAAGGTATTATGCCAATTTTAAAGAAAGAAATAGAGTTAGACGATGGAACAAAGATTTGGGTTAGACAGGCTTCCGGTATGGAAAAACTGAAAATAACAACCCTACAAGGTAAAGCGTTTCGTAAAATGAATCACGCAGGTACACCCGAAAAATGGACTGATGAGCAAAACGAAGAGTTTGCTTCTATGGTTGATGACATGGGTGCAGGTGTACAAGCACAAATGGAATCATGGATACCCCCATGCATTCTTGATGAAAATGTAGATATAAATACTTTTACCTTTGAAGAATTAAATACCATACTACAATTTGTACGTGGGGATGACGACGAAGGTTCAGTACCTTTTCAGACTTCCTAATGGTTGCACCAAGCCTGTGCATGGCATTTAAAGGAACACTACCGTCTGATTTATGGCTAAAGTATTCTGTTAAGGGTGGTAAACACCTTATGGAATTAGACTTGCTTGTGGCGGCAGACATTAACGATAAAATAGCAGAAGCAACTAAGAGTGCTAAGAAAACCGATGCTAAAGGCATGGTTGCTAGACGCAATCAAAAGCGTGAGCAACGCAAACTATTAAACAACAACAATGACCTACTCGATATATTGAGAGAAAGCGGGGTCCCAGTAGTTAATGACCCAAAGAGTAATGGTGAAGATAAATGATATTAGAAACAATCCTATTACCATACATTACTCCGTTTATTTTTATCAGCATGGCTGTCACCATGCTGGTTCTTAGAGCAAGTGGTTCTAGGGTTTTCTTCGACGTTGTTGGTACGTTTCAAGCCAATAAAATGATTAAGGATACACAAGCGTCTGCTACTGTTATGGAATCTCTATATATGGATGCTTTGATGGGTATTCAAGAAGCAGGTGCAGAATTAGGAATGATGTTTGAGGACCTAGTTAATAGTACTGTACCTATGGCTCAAGAAATAGAAAACGCACGTGTTGAGTTTGATAAGTTTTTAGGAGAAGGAGAAGACTTAGCGGAAGTCACCGCAGAATTAGAAAAGATAGGTTTAGGGTTTGGATTTGCCGCAGATGAGGCTTTTAAAGCCGGTGCTAGAATGGCCCAGTTAAGCGGTGTTCTTGGTGGCGGTACTACCGAAGTAGGAACAGAAATAGGTATGATGTTTGGTATGATTTCCGGTATGGATACCGAGTCTGCTATGCAGAGATTAATTAACTTACAGCAACAGACTTTCTTTATGACTAAAGGGCTTGAAGATAATATGACAGCACAGGAAAAAGTAAACACATTACGAAGAGATTCTATTGCTATCTTAGACCAACTTAACACAATCGAAAACCGTTCTGCGGCTACTATGGCTCAAATAACTTTCGTTATGAATCAATTCGCATCACAGGCTCACCTTACTAACGAAAGTATTGCTAGTATGGCTGCTATGTCGGCTACACTTATTGAAGCCGGTGAAGAACAAGGTAAGGGTGGTAGGGCTTTGCGTATGATATACGCTAGGTTAGGTGCTAATACAAATGGGGCTAGGGATGCTATCGAACAATTAGGTATATCTGTTTTCGATGCTACCGGAGACATGAGGCCATTTAGTGATTTGTTGGAAGAGTTAGCAGCAAAATACGAAGGTATGAACGGACAGCAACAACAGGCTTTGGCTCAAAATGTTGCAGGAAACCGACACTATACTCGTCTTATTAAATTATTAGAAAACGTGGACCGTGTTAAAGAGTTAGAGTTAGAGGCTATGGTTCAACAAATGTCTGCACAGGATGAAGTAAACAGAAGATTAGATTCTCAAATATTTGCTTATGAACAATCCGAAGCGGCTATTAAAAATTATAGTGCGGCAGTAGGTAATGCGCTTTTGCCGGGTCTTACCAAGGCTAATAATCAACAGGCTTTGTTTATGAAAACATTGGCTAAACTATTTGACAATGACTTAATAGGTGGTCTTGTAGGCAGGATGGTAATGATGAGCCGAGTCATGGGTAATTTTGCCGGTCCAATATTTCAATCAGTACTAGCATTAAAAAACTTACAGATTGCTTTACAAACACAACACATAGTTATGAAAGCATTTAGCGGTGTTACTATTGTTGATGGTAATATTAAAAAGAAACATACTGCAATTAGCGACGCACAAGCAACTCAAATTAAAGAACAAACCATAGCACTTGAAGATGCTAATGTAAAATTAAGGAAAAAAATATCCACACATAAAGAATATTTAAGAACCACAGAAGCAACTAAGGCTAGTGAGGCTCAAAGAAACAGACGAATAAGAGAAAACACAGAACAACTAAACATTAATAATGCTGCTATTAAAACAAATAATACTATATTAACTACAAAAGTACCTGTGGACCAAAATGCTGCTAACTCACAAAAACTATTAAACAATGAGATTTTAGCAGGTAGTTTAGCCAATCTTAAATATACTATGAGTTTAGGTGCTATTGGTTCTATTATGATGATGTTTGCACAAAACGAAAAAATAATGGCGGCAGGTCTTATAATTACTACTGCTGCTATGGCTATTCAAATGCACCAAACTTATAAAAGTTTAGCGGCTACCGTTGCTTATACTAGCGCACAAACTACTAGTATTGGTGTAGGTGTATTACAAACTAAAATATTAGGTATGCTAACGGCAGGATATACAGCACTATTTAGTGCTGCTACTTATAGTGCAATAGCCATTAGAGGTGTTAAAATAGCATTAGCGTCAATTGGTATAGGTTTTGTCATAATGGGTTTAGATTATTTATTAGAAAAGTTAGGTGTTTGGAATGCGTTATTACCCGATATAGAGCAAAATATGGATAGTTTGAATAATACAATGTCCGACACAGGATTAGTAATGGAATATCTTACTATGGAAACTTCTGCCGTAGTTAATCTTTTAGATGAAAAGAAAAGAAAGTTAGCAGAAATAGCAGATGCTACCGATGAAACTTCTAAGAAATTAGCAGAAGGATACAGAGTGGAAATTGCTTCTTTACAAAAGACAATAGATATGAGAAATGTCGAAGCAGTATCTATGGATGGTTTAGCAGAAAGATATGACACTTATTTAGCGCACCAAGAACAGTTAACATATGTAACTAAAAACAGTGAAGGTGCTTGGGATGATTTTCAAAGAATGGGGCTAAAAGTAGCAGACACTTTAAATACGATTCAAGAAAAGGGAGAAGATTTAACGAATTGGGTTTCTAGTGGTTTAGGTTTAGGTAAATTGGCTGATGGCGTAGCCGGAGAAGGATTCTTTGATAATTTTATTTCCGGTGGTCTAATAAACAAAAGAAAGAAAGCCGAAAAGGGTATGGAAGAGTTTGTGGACCACAACGCTGACTTAATGGTTTTCTTAGAAGGAAAAACATTTGAAACATCACAAGATATGATAGCAGCCTTAGAAGATTACAATGAGTATCTAAGAAATTACGGGCAAGAAGATTTGACAGGTGGTATAGGTACTAGTTTAGATGACGCAACCGAATCTCTATATAACTTTAACAACGCTAGAGAAGAGTTATTCTTTGGCTTTTCTTCTGATAAATTAACTGGCGACCTTGTAAGACAAGTAAAACAACAAGGAGTCGAAACTTTAATAACATCCACAGAAGTAATTATGACTAACAACTTTAACGGAGATATGTCTATACCGGAAATAGCACAGCAACTATTAGATGAAATAGAAATGGAAGGTAATAAAAGAGGAATGATAGTAAATAACTAAGGTGAGTCAATGGTAAGAAGTGTATCAAAAAAATACCAAGTATGGCTTGCAGGTTATTACGATGATTTTAACGGTGCTAGGGCTATACCGGATGATAGAAACAAACCTACTGATACAAGTTATACAGCACTTAACAGTCATTATGGAAATCCCATGAATGGTGAAGCATTTCTAAACCCTAGATTTAGATTCTCTATGGAAGATAGAGAGGTTGATAGTGCTTTAACAAGCGACAATAAAGTATGGGATGGAAACATTGAAACTTTACAAAACGATGGTATATTTGAATGGCTTACATTTGATGACACTAGGTTATCTAAAAATGAATGGGAAGGTCGCTCACAACTACAATATCCCGATGGAAATATACCTAATAGATATAAGTTTAATAATGACACATCTGATTACTCACAAGGGTATCAGAGGTTTATCAACGGACATAATAGCGACGCTTCCTACATAGTACCGACAGGAGATAACGACGCTACTTTTGGTAGGAGTGATATGAAAACACACGATGCTACACAACATGGTCTAAAACAAGCAGGTTTATTAACGGGAAATATAACCCCTAAAGGTAATTTTATTCAAAAAGCAAACTTAGCAGGTGTTTTTACCGGAGAAATAACCGCACACAATAGTGCAGATGATACACCTACAAATCTAATGCAGGATATTTATTCTCCGGCTAAAAAACCATTTTTAATAGTACAATCTTCTAGGACAAACAGTAGCAATTCTGCTACTGTACCTACTATAATTTATGACGGTCCACTTAACACACGATTAGATGGAGATATTTTTACGGTAAGACTAGCCGTACAAAGTGCTAAAGTAATTGGTGCTTGGGCTGATACTGGTATAAAGTTTGAAATAGGATTTCCTGTATCCGAAGCAGGGCTGTTAAATGATACAGGTTATAGTAATACCCCTGCCATAGATTACACATTAGATTTATCCTCAATCAGTTATGATACACAAGCATTACTAATCAACCCTAATTTTGCTACACCGGAAGTCACTAATGATAACGTGTGGTTAGATATTGATTTTGTTTTTGATTACACTAATAATAATTTTGATGTGTATATTAACGGTAGTTCTCACGCTACTAACATAGCCATGAATGATGCAGCGAAAGATGGAACATCTGACGGTGCTACTACCGCATCTAATTTATATGGTTATCAGTTCACTGTGACAGACGAAGGTACAGCAGGTAATAATGGTTATGTTTCTTACTTGATGTTAGATAGAGCAGGGTTGGTAAGATATTTAACTGATGATTTTACTACAACGGAAGAAGTAGAAATACAAACTATGGATATACAAACTGTGACAAACGGTTTATCAACTTGTAAAATTACAATAGCAGATGACCCAAAAGATAGCGGTACTACTAGAGGTACTGCTTCCTCTAACTATTTGTTAAACTTAAGAAGTTTGTTTGTATCATCATCACCTTTGAATTGGAGTATTCTTGTATTCGCAGATAACACTAGTAGAATAGATAGGCCAGTATGGAGAGGTGAGGTTGGTAGTTTTAACATAAAACAAAAGCGTAGGAGTAGAGTTTTAGAATTACAGGCTTTTGATACTATGCTTAATTTAGATAAACAAATACCATTATGGGATGTAGGACAACTGGGCCAAAATACATCGGAAGAATCGCTTGATTATTGGTCTTATGACGCTAAAGGGTTTAGAGATGCTATGTATTTAGGTGCAGGTAAATTAAAACTATTAGATGGTAATGTAGGATTTGATGAAAACACTAGTTATAAAGAGTCAACAGACCAAAGAACACAATTGGGTTCGGGCCATCCTATACAGATGTATAACAACGAAAACTCATACGGCCCTAATGATATAGAAGATTCATATGAAGGTTATGGGATAAGAGGATTTGTTCAAGATACTGCTTCTAGTAATACCGTAATAATAATGCAAGACAGCCAACATGGTATGACTACTAGTACTAATAATATAATTAACGTAAAAGCAAGTAATGGATTTACTAAAATAGGTGCTACGGTTTTATCACCAAGTAGCGGTACTGATACTGAAATAGAAGTATCAAGTATTGATGTACCATACAGTAGTGTTAGAGAAGCCGCTAAAATTATTTATATGGGTAAGTTTATGGGTGAAACAATCGCAAGCGAAGAACAATATTTAGAAGATTTAGACTTACCAACTGATAATACTAGGTGGTATAGTTTTACGACAACATTTCCTAGAACAACTAATGCTACATCAGACAAATTACAAATATATTTTGACACAGAACCTACTTTAAAAATAGGTGATATATTTTACATTAATAGAAAAAACGACGCAGGTTCAGTTAATCTATCAAGTGAGTATATGAGAGGAATTAAAGTCACAGGTGTTAAAAAAATGAGAAACACTTATGCTAGTGCAGCAGATTATTTTACTAAAGGTTCAACAATTAATTCATTTATTTGGGTTGTTAGTACTAACTGTAATTATAGCGGTAGTGAAAGTCATGGTACATACGCCAACAGCAGTAGTAGCGCAGGTGGTACATCCTTTTTATCGACTACGGCAAGATTTTCTTTTGCTAAGGCTACTGGTGCTGTGTATAATATTTTTAGGACAGATTTAACTAATGTGCAATATAGAGCATTACACGCTAGATGGATGAGAGATTTACCGCAAAGCCTGTGGTTTCAATATCATTTTGGTGTAGTTAAAAGAAACCCCATAGATGAGCCGCCACCTATGCCCCAAACAGGATATTTACTAGGTACAGAAGCCGCAGCATACTCTAGGATTTCACAAAGCCAAACAATTAACAGTACAACTACTGTTATAGAAATAGACGAAACTGCTTATAATGCCGCACCAAACGCAGGTGTGGCTGAAATATGGTCTACTAAAAACTTAAGTCCTGCTATATATAAAAGAGCAGATGAGTTTAAAGAAAAGTTTATTTATCAAGCAAAGGTAGCCGTATCGGGAAGCCCTAACAAATGGTATTTATTAGGTGTAAAATATATCACAGGAAACTATACAATAGACAGTAGTTTTAACTATGCAGAAAACGGTGTGGATAAAAGACTTTATGTTAAGTTCCAAAACATTGATGATGACTATAAACATATGTGGTTGCTTTGGGCTGATATGAGAAATAATGGTTTAGCAGATGCAGACGGTTCTCAAAGAAAGGTAGATTTTGGTTTACAATATCCGCTAAATAAAAATTATGATTTTGATTTGTATTTTGCAGACCAAGTGGATGAAAATGGTAGGATAGATAAGTTTGCTTCTCTAAAAGTAAATGAGGATTTAGATGTATGGAATATAGATTCAACAACAGACCCTATAACGCAATCGGGCTTTTCAAAACCTATTGATTATTCTTCGCCACAAGTAATTACTTTACAGGAAAGTGGTGGTAAGTTAAGAGTGGTAACAGGTAATACTGGTACACTAACAAGCGGTGATTTAATTTACCTTATTAATACTAACGACCACGATGGTATGCACGTAGTCGATTCTGTAAGTAGTAATACATACATACATACTACTACTACATATGTAGGTAATGGTAGGGGTACAGGCGGTGCTTTTTATTGTCCCGTTGTAGGTAGTGAATCAGACTTTGAAAAATACCATGATTGGGAAAACAAAGCAGGTGCTTTTATAGCCGTTGACGCATCTAAGTTTTTTAACCTTAATACTAATGCTAACGGTGGGAAAACTGGACAGGCGGCAGGGGGAAGAACAGACCTAATAGATTACGTTGTTGAATCTGATGGTGAGAGAGCAGGATTCCCTGCACTTATAGACAATTATTGGACCGAGGCTATTTCTTCCTATCAAACAACAGGAGATTTAACCTTAGAACACCCGAACCAAAACATAATGATTTCAGACGCTACGCTTGCTACCGATGGATTTGTGGATGGGTATAAAGGATTGCCTGTTAATGATATTACTATATTTGCTGATGAGGGTATAGGTAAATTAGTGACTAGAATGAATGAAGATGGAAATAATTCTATTATCAATTATTTTCATTGGGATGGAAGATTAACAACTGAGTTTTCAAGCACAGGGACTTTAACCGTAGGTACTGCGGGTACTTACTTTAATATACCTTACATACCAATAAGTCGTACAGGCCATGCTCATATAACTGGTGGTGTCACAGAAGGTATGATTCTTAGAAGGACGGCTACTGACAATACTGTCACTGAATTAAATATCTTAAAAGTAAACAGCGAAACAGAGATATGGGTTTATGATGATGGAAATTGGGCTACATCAGATACTTATGTTATCCCTATACAGTTAGCAAATGTAACTACTTTAGATGGTACACAATTTACTGGTGCTGATGAAATAGATTATGTAAACCTAGAGCAAAACCTTTGGAATGTTTACCATGCTACCGATATAGAAAACATAAGTGATATAGGATTAGATTTACAGTTTGGTACAACAGAAGGTGGAGAAACTACACCCGTAGCCTATGAAGTACACGCAACTGTGTATTCAGAATATATGCTACGTTTAATGATGCATATTGACGGGTTTTATAAAAACCCTAACGGTGGTACATATTGGGATAGTGATAAGATTCGTATGCTTTGGAATGCTGCTATAATGGATACTTGGCTTCCTAGTGCTAAAGTGACAAGTGTTTACGATATAAACAACGTTCCAATTACAAGTATTATGTCTGATAACGATTCTTACGGGTCAATAGTGGATAGTAGGAGTAGTACTTTAGGCTCAATAATAGGTAAGATACAACAAAAATCGGGTTATGGTTCTAACGGTACTTACCAAAGTTTTACTTATGGTATAGGTAGGGATAACAGATTTGAGTTTAGACCTAACTATAATAGTGGTATTGCTCTAAACAGAGACAACATGACAGTAAACAATATAAGTGTACAGTTAAGCGGCCAAATAACAAACGTTAGAGTTTATTACAATGAAGGTGCTTCTTTTGCGGATTGGCCTAGCGTTGGGTTAGATGATACTACAACTTGGAAGATATTAGACCAACCTAGTATAACTAGTGGAAGTGAGGCTTTGTTAATAGCACAACAAGAATATAATAAGTATAAAAATAATCCTCTTTCTATAACAGCAGAACCATTCTTAGATAGTACAGTAGGAAATAAAATGATAGACGATGGACGTTATGGATACATAGCAGACCCGTATATAGCATTAGGTGAAGTAAGTGCTTCTAGTTATTATGGATATGTCACTAATTGGACTAGAGTAGGTTTAGGTGGCATTCCTTTTAACGGTATGGTAAACGCTTTGGACGGCAATATGAATATCAGTATTAGTGATTTAGGTAATAGATATGGTACTTCTAAAGAAGACCAAACGGCTTCGGGAGATATAAAATGGAAAAATAATTACTACTGGTATGGTAGCAACTCTATTAGCAACGCAGTACAGGTAGTCCATATACCAAACAAAACACCCTTTGTTAGTACACAAACAGGAGAGCATTTAAGGATGTGGATAGGGTTAAAAGCAACACAAGCCACAGATGCTACAATAGACACAGCCGAGTTTACAATTTATTTAAGTGATTATTCTTTTAGTAATGACAAAGATAAAACGGCTACTTTAACCGATGCTACTTATCAAGAAACACTAGACGTAAAACATAGTGGTTTTTATGAAGTTCCTATTCCTGTGACTTACGGCGCACAGGCTAACTCTACTATTGTAGTTTCTTTTAACGCAGAATACTGCCGAGCGTTGTTGCGTCATAGATGCGGAAATCCCGATGGTAGTACAATTTTATCAGATTATAACCATGCTAGTACACCTAACACAGATAGTATATTCCCAATAGGTTGTAGGAAATATACTGGGGCTACTGAAATAGGTTCTAGTACAAACGGTGGGTTTAGGGACAATAGGGCTATATGGTATGCTCCACGTGTACACGTATGCCGTGATTTATCCTACGTTAAAGGTAGTGCCGTTTTAGTCACAGATAAAGGTTTAGAATTGACAAACGAACCTATGATTATCCAAAGCCTCAATTGGTCGGTCAAAGCAGGTAGTACAGAAGATGTTAAGTTTATATTAGAAAGAGATGAAAGTATAGAAAAGGGTGGTTTAATAAGTTATCTTTTCCCTAATACTAATACTGCAAGACAAAAGAGTAAAAATAATAACGACTCTTCTAATCAAGGATACGAAGAACAAGACGATAATTTAATACCACCTAGACCGCCTACTGGTGGCTCTTTGATAGACCCTTTCAAACCTAAACCTAGTGGTACTACTGATTCGACAGGAACACTTTATGACGCAGGTAAGAAATTAGGTTTAGGCGACTTTTCCTCAACGGCATATGGTAAGTTAAAAGGTAGGATGAACCTACCTAGTGATAGTTTGTCTCCGGCAGGTAAGTTTTCTATACTAGGTTCAGATAAACCTAGTATTACACCTACTACAATGAAAGGTATAGAAGGTATGGATGTCGATATATCTAGCAGTAGTGGAAATACTACTGTTACTTCTGATGGATATGTTTTCGCAGCAAAGGGGCTACAAGGTACGGAAGGTAATATAGTTTCTCAAGAGTCTAGTATAGAAACTATTTTTAATGTACCACAGGATATTGTGAGCAATAGAATGAGTATACAGGCTTATATTACACATGGTCCTACGGTTTCATCATCGACTACTAACGCTGTATTGTATGTTACAGTTACAATCCCCGAAACAGGAAAAACATTTACTAATGAGATAAAGGTAAGGACTGGTATATCTAATCAATCAATTGCTATAATGCCTCTAAGACCAATAGAAGGATTGAAAAATGCAGGAAGAAAAGTTAAGGTAAGTATAACAAGAAAAGCAGGTATGGGTAATGACGATGCTAACACAACAAGTCTTACTATACACAATTTACAAATAAAAATGCACAGGGCTTCTGCACATACAACATCATCAAGCAGTCAATTTTCACCAATATGATTCTCTTAAAGATACTATTGCTTTAGCCTTTCTTCTAGTTATACCGTTTACCATCATTAATTCTTTTTGAGTTACTTTTTTCTTAAGTATATTGTTTACACTACCAAAGTGTTCTAACAAACCTTGGGCTTGTTTTACCGTAATACCTTCTATTGCCGTCAACATTCTAACTCTATTATCTAAATCGGCATTTTTTATCTCATTTTTTTTCTGCGTATCTAATCTGTATTCAGCCATTCCTTGTTGTGTATGATTTATTACTAACCACTCTGTGAAATCATCCATAGTAGTCACTTCCATGTATTTTATTTTAGGAAATCTTTGGTAAAATGTAGTTTTAAATTGTTTTATTACCTTTTTCATTTTAGCCATTTCCATAGCCTTCATCTTAGCACTCGGCCTACCATGTTTCATAGGTATGAACGGTTTTAATTCAGTACCATAAACTACTAGAAAAGGATTCTCACAAGACTCTTCTAAGTCTCTTAACTGTTCAACTATTGTACGTGTCCTTCCGTAGCCCATTATTGACCTATAAAGGTCATTGATTTCTTTGGCTTCTATACCCCAAGTACCCATAGTATAATCAGATGCTTTCATACGACATACTTTTACGTCTTTATTACCCATTCTCATTAACAACTTATTAACTACTTTAGGGTTTTCCCTATCATCCACTAGCAACATATACAGTATACAGTTTGGGGGGTTATTAAAGACTACCAACCTTGTGTGGTATAAACCTCACCATCTATCTCTATCATATAGGAATTACAATTACCACAAAACTTTTCCAATTTAGTTTGTGTAGTCCAATCACCCCCACAAGTAATGCATTCTTTTGCTTGCTCTAAAGTCATCATTGTCATTGTCATCATAATATTACCTCTTTACTCCATCGTGCGCCCAACATGGACCTGCATCCATACAACATTTTGTAGGTACGTGTTCGTAGTCTATAATACTACTTACGTGGAATCTTGATGTGTGTTCGTTATAATCTCTCCAATTTAGTTTTGAGATAAAATTAACTATACTTTCAACACTTTTTGTTTTTTGTCCCTTTGTCAAGGTCGAAGGATGTGCAAACCATCTAAGGTTTTCCGCTAGGTGTTGAACTAACGCTATCCTATGTGTATGTTTAGGGTTTTCTTGCCTCATAGCCTTCTCTAAGCAAGGGGGAATAGGTATCTGACCTGCACTACCTATCTCACCATTAAACTCCCCAACAGGCGTTATTTCTTGTGAGGGATTGTTTGCTATCCATCTTCTAATATCAAAACCTTCTTCGGGTGCTTTACCTCTGAACGGGTCTAAATGTAATAGGTTTTTCTGTGGCTCTGCGGGTATGTTGTAAGACAAAGGATTTACCATAAAATTACTTGCATCTATATTGACAGACCAACGCCCTCTTTTCGGGTTATATGTATCGGGGATGCGAGTTAACTTTTGAGGAAAACCAACACCGTCTAATGTTTTCAAACCTTTAGCCCTATCTTTTTGATAACGTTCTAAGTGTTTCGCTATTGATGTACCCTTAATAGGTTTATCGAAGAATTGATGTACATGAAAACCCCTACCAGTAAAGACTAACCTAACATCTCCACTAAGTCTAGTGAGTAATACGGACACATCTCTTTTAACATCTTCCATAGTACCATCTTCTAACATATCAAAATCCCACCATGCTCTATCCATGACTACTGATTCAACATCATACTTCCAAGAACGGTGTGTTTCTCTTCTCTCAAAAGAATAGAGAGAAGTATAACAAGATGCCTTACCATTTATTTTGTTTATATAACTGTTAAAATCATCGACACTTTCGCAAGGGGTACGGCGTAGCCCAATCTCACGTGGAAATCCTAGAGGCATGATTATTCCTCTAATTTTACTGATTGTACACTACCACATTCACAAGCATACAGAAGTATTTTTTCGGGAGAAGTACCTTCTTCACCAGTTACTTTCCATATTTCCTCTTTGCCTTCCCACATATCGTCAGAACCACACGCTATACATTCTATTAACATAAAACTACTCATACTTCCCACCCGTTTATTCCGTTCATTTCCGCTTCACAGTTAAGTGAATAATCACACCACATAGGACAGAAATAGTCATTCCATTTCATAGGCCATTCGTGGGAAATAAGTGAATGTATAGTGTCGTATAATGATTCCTCAAAGGAATTAAAAGACCTTTCCAAAGCAGGTTCTAACAAGGCCCAACCACGCTCTGCTCCGACCCACATAGTTTTACCTCTTTTATCACCTTCTAATAATAATTTATCATCTGCGTCATATTCGTAGTCGGGGCTTATGTATAAGTAGTGGGAAACTTCTTCATAATCTAATTTTCTTAGCATTCTATTATAGTATACTAATTCTTTTCTAGTCCTACCTAATTTAGACATACTCATATTACCTGTCTTCAATTCGACTAAAATTAATTTACCAGTTTCGGGATGTTTTAATACACCATCTATAAGACCAACCCATACAATAGGTTGCCCGTTCAATTCTTCATAGACTTCGTGCTTCACTTCTGCTTCCACTACTTCAAACCCACCCATGTCGTGCGCTATCTGATGTAATAGAAGGTTTAAAGAATCGACTCCCTCATCGTCGGCCACACCTTCCTGTTCTGCTGCTTCCATCAATACGTCTGCACCTTCTAATAGACCTCTCTCCATAACATTGTGTATGGCGACACCTCTAATCATTTCTTCGGTAGCAGGGGGTCTAGGTATATCCGTGATATACCCCCAATAGTATTGTCTAGGACACATCTTGTAAGTCATGTAAGATGACTTACTAACTCTTAACGCCCCTTTATCCGCAGGGTTGTATGAAGATGTTTGCATTGTAATCACTCTTCTTCCGCTACTAAACCTGCATCCCAGTTTTCAAAGGTAGGTTGGCCTGTACCATAAATATTCTGTTGACAATAAGGACAAGTTTCACTCTTAGTTATATTTTTAACAATAGGTATCATAAGTGTTTTATTACAATGCACACAAGTAGGTTTTTCTAGTTTGTCTAACTCATCTAAAAGGTTATACATTATCGCTTGCATTTTTCCTACATCGTTACCAATTATATTAATCGCTTGTGCTACTTCATTTACAAATCTTTCAAAATCTTCTTGTTTTACTTTCGTCATATTATCACCAATCTTTATTACACATATAAACTATACCCAGTTCCTTATGGTTATTCCATAAGCAGCATTATGTAAAGGTTGTGCATCCCAAGATGCCAACTCATAATAAGGTATAACTTTGCGTAATATGAATCTTTCGACTAGTATTTTTTCCCCTATTTTAGTTATACCGTCTATGTCTTTAGGGTCGTCAAAGGCTATGTATTTACCATTTTCATTTATAGATACTAAAAAGAATGAACCCTTTCTATACCCTTTACCTAGAAACTCATTAGCCCAAGCCGCACCTGCCGAAGAACCCGATAAAACTTTGTAGTTAGACAAGTCCTTTTCCAATTTACCCTTCATACACAATTCCTTAGCATCGACTTTACCCTTCATAATATTGTTTACCAATTCCATGTTTTTCATAGTAATATCGTTTTCCGATTCGCCCGATAAAATACCCTCTATTGTGGTATGCATAGCCTGTTTCATAACAGACGGCATCCTACTTTGTTTCATTTCAATACCTTTAACGTAAATATTAGAGTCATGGTAATTACCATCGGACCATATTACTTTTGCGGTATATCTATTCTTAGCAACAAGTATTATTCTTGTACACCATTTTTCAAACTGTGTAATTATAGGACTCATTCTATTGTTAATAGACTCTAGCATTTGCTCGCCCATTTCGGGGCTAGGTATTTGACAGAAAACTGAATCTGTATGCCCATATATTACCTTGAAGCCTACTCTCTCTGCCTCAACCATTAACTCACCTAGAGTAGCCCTAGAGGTGTGTGTTATAGCCGCCGCTACTTCGGGGTGATACATACCGTACTTAGCATCTCCACAGACACCATACATAGAAGCAACAAGTGTCTTGGCGGCAAACTGCATACAATCCCACTTAGCCTTTTTCTTGCCTTCGCTCATAATCATTTTCATCTTAAAAGTATTTCTTAGGTCAGTCATTTTATCCATTTGTCTTACAAGCAATCCCTTTTTATCCTGTGTAAACTTACTACCATTACCACAATCCGTACCATTTTGGTCTAGGGTATCCCAACTTATATTGTACTTCTCTGCGTTGCTGTGATACATAGCCTTAATATCTAAGATACCTACATTATCGTACACACCTGCTTCAACATCTAATATGTCAGCACCTTGATAATCCACTTTATCAAACTGGGGTTTAGTAGGTATTCTCTCATTGAAATCTTTATCCATCAAAACTAACTGTGAAAACATTTTAGTAATGAAGGGTGTTGATTTAATATCGCATTGTACGATATGTTGTAAAGAAGTGTAATATTGTAATGCATTGACGGCCTCATCTAGTTTAGGTAAAAGTCTTACATCTTGTCTGCAATAGTGTATGTATAAGTCTCTATCTTCGTACCAAGATTCATCGTGTCCTTTCTCCAACTCAACTTTCTTTTCTCCTAATATTTCTTCTGCTACATCGTTTAGTTTGTAAGAGGGTAGTTTACCATTCTTTAACTCCCATAATTTAGACACGGCTAACATTAAGTCTATACAGTTTCTTCCGACAATAGGTTGCGACCAATCACCAAACTCATACCTTATCTTTCTTAGCGGGCTTAGTGTCAATTCAGACAAACCCGTTGCTCTGCACCTTTCTATAATCTGTTTAATATCAGCACCGACTACATACCAACCAGTTATAATATCGGGGTCGCACTTCTTAAGATGACGCATGAAGTGTATCAACATAGACCTTTCATTAGGAAAAGCCATAGCGGGTGTATCGTAGGTGTATTCACTCAATTGCGAATAAGGCTTACCCTCACCGTCTTTTAATCCCTGCTTCGCAAGCGTCGGCTCGACAAACCAAACATATTCTTTTTCGCTAAAGTTATCATAGGCTACTATGACTCTCATATGTCCTGTCGTTGGCGACCACTCTGCATCTAAATACCAAGTCCTATGTTCATAGTTAGGTATAGGCTCATTACCTTGATTTATGTAATCAGCCAAAACTTGATTAGGGTAAGGAATATTTGCTTCCCATGTCTGCCCTGCTTTACTTAACTGTCTAACATCATATTCAGAAGCACATATTATCTTAGTTAGTTTTTCCCCAAAAAGACCAGTATAACCATCTTCCTTTCTAACGGCTTCCGCTATGTAAGGTGCATCTTCTGTTTTTACAAAACAGTAAGGCCAATGGCCTTTGATAGTTTTATCATATCTTTCTTTGTTTGGTGTCCTTCCTCTTATGATTATATCCCGCCCTCTTCCACGTTCAATTATCATTTTCCCCGACATCCCTTCTTAAGATATACATATTATTACACTTTTCACATTCATACAAATCGACACCTGTGTCTAACTCCTGTGAAAACAACCAAGAAAATGTTGCCCCACAATTATTACACGGACCTTTAGGCGGTGAATTAGTTTTACCAATCATGTTAAATCTTCTCCCTTATTCTCCCGACCCAAGTTTTCATTAATAGAGTTTTGCATATCTTTAGTTTCCTGCGACATAAAAAACGACTCTTCAAATGCTTCCGAAAACTCGGCTCTAACATTTATCGAAGCCACATATTTAACACCTGTTTCTCTATCAATAAAAATTAAAGTGTTATTACCTTGCCTACCTTCCGGCAAGGAAAAGTCATAGTTAAGTAATATGTGTCCTAAACGAAAGGTAAGAAAGTTTCCATTAGTACTACTGCTTGTCTTAACAGGTCCTAAGTCGTATATAACCATACTTAAGCCCCCGTTGACATCTGAAAGATAAAGTCGCCATCACCTAAACTAATAACCATAGGTTTAGCCATACCGACCTCTTCAAAGTCCCATATACCTATGTTTACATCATTACTCAAGTTAGCGAAGATATACTCAAAACCACCTGCGTAAGTAGCAGTTAAGGGCATAGCGGGCATACCGCCATTCATACCCTTAGCATTTATAACAGTATTAGTTTTACCTTTAAGTGTTTTACCGACGTTCACATTTAATTTGTCATCTTCATAGGATAAAGTATATCTGTTAAACTTTTGACCGTTCATAGAATCACATCTAAACGCTTCGTATAAATCCGTAGTATTCAAATCGCTAAGTAATAGTCTTACGGGTAAACTACGTCCATCATTAGTATTATATTCAAACGTATCAATATTAATTTTATTAGCCAATGCTTGTGATTTTTCAGTCCATTGTGCTATGGTCTGTGGTGTGTGTGGGAATGCCTTCGCTTCTTTACTAGCAGTCAGTGTCGTTTGTTTGTTGCTACTCTTGTAAACTACTTTAGAATCTGCTACGTTAGGTGTAATGTATAGTATACCACCATGATACTTCAACACACCTAATGTATTGTCAATATCAGTTATGACTACTTCACCCTCACCTGTACATGGTATAGACAATCTCATCAGAGAAGTAACACCGTCCTTTACTAAAGAACAGAAGGAGAGTCTACCCCCTTCTGCCTTTAGAATCAGACTCCACAATTGAGCGTGTGATGTACCGTCAATAGTGTGTTTACGTTGAGCCAGTTTTAACAACCAAATCAATGACGTTGTATCAACGACTATACTCAATTCAACCACTCTAACCCAATAAACTCAAACTTACCATCAGTAATACGTGCTACGTCATGTACAGAGCCTACCTTCTCGATATGCGCCCCTTTCATTTCTTCAATCTTTGCGCGAACCACCCATTCATTGTCTTTTAGGTTTCTATCACCTTCGACACCTGCGGCCAAATCAGCCTTCTTTTGGTATCTTGATAGGAATATTTGTTGTGAAAACTTCCGCATAGTACCCTTTTCCCATTCCGGTCTGTGGCCTACGGTCATCAATACTTTTTTACCAGTACCGTCATCCATGAATTGTGATACTGCTTTTAAGTGAAAGGTAAAGTATACCTTTGCTACGTTGAGGCTGTGTAAACGTGTCAGAACATTTCTGTAAAGTCTGTTTCTTTCTCTCCATTCTTTTTGGTTAAAAGTACCGTCTTCTGTTTCTATGACTCCACGTGATAGTAAAGATTTACGCATGGCGTGTTCACACCACTTTAAGAAAGTCGAGCCACCATCAAAGATGACACCACCTACCGATTCGGGGTCTGCCTTTACCTTGTCTGCAAGTATGTTTACATACCAAGATGTCTTGTCAAGAATAGCCTTGTAGTCTACGTTGTTTTCTTCATCGAATATAGAATCGTCTGTTTCATCGTGTAGAGGTAGTACAACTACATTAGGTGTGTTAGGATAAACTACATCCACCGTTGAACGCGCTGAATTATCAATATCGAAAAGATATACAGTTTTACCTGCTTCTATCTCATCTTTAAGTAAAGAAAGGGCTAACCCTGTCTTGAGAGTATTTTCGTGTCCTACGAAAGCCATACGGTGTTGTACCGTATTGACTCTGTTGTTATCAAACAACTCTCTATAATAAGATTCGTCAAACTTATTTGACGGCTCTGCGGTCTTCGTGTCAGCATTTTGGTTTGGTGCTTTTGCTCCCCAAGTCATATTAACACCTTAAAACATTACACATATAAACTAAGCGGTAGGTGCTATGATAGCGGCATCCGTCATTAACAACAAAGCCGCTATCGAAACAGCACTTTCAAGAGAGTTTAATACTACTTGCGTAGGGTCATAGACTCCATCTTCCTTAGCCTTTCTCATTTCTCCGGTCTTACCGCACATATAATACGCCTTACCGAGAGAATACCTAGTTTTTGTCGCACCACTATTCGATACAATAGTAGTTATAGGTGTTAACAAACCGTTTACAAACAATTCAAAGACTTCGCCACTATGCCCCGCTTTTCTTAACGCTTGCGAAGCATGGTACAATGTTGCACCGCCACCTATAACCACACCGCTTTCTAGTGCTAGTTTACAAGCATTAACCGCATCATCGACTCTCTCTTTACTTTCTGTCTGTTCGACATCAGTACTACCACCGACATAAATAGTGGATACACCCGAAGTAATTCGCTGTAAACGGTTGTTATATTCTTCCCGCAACCAGTCGTTAGTTTCACTATCTCTCTGTTCAGTCAAATAATTTATGTGATTAGTATTATCATTTTCTTTTACGGAAAGAGTAGTAGTGGTAGGGCTTGAGTCAAAAGTTTCACAAGTACCCATCTGTTTACTTGTTATTTCCTTAATAGTTTCTCCCAAAGAAACCTTGAATAAATGACTGTTTGTAGCACTACTTATATCTTCTAACCATGCTTGTTGTTGTTGAGGCATACCACTAGGTTTAACAATACATACACTAACTTTACCTTGAACGATATTCACCAAAAGATTCTGCAACATCATAGGGTTATAATCCGGTGCAAAAATAACTAAAGGTTTATTTTCCTTAACAGCAATTTCCAAAGAAGGTACTAGCGACTGGAAACTCTCTAGTTTTTCCGTAGTAGTAATTATCATAGGGTTTTTATATTCGCATTTATTCCTAGATGCATTAGCCATTACAGCGTGTGCGAAACCTGCGTTTACCTCTAACCCTTTTGATTCTCTAACATATGTTTCAGTAGTAGGTGATTTCTCTATGGTTATTGCACCATGCCTACCTACCTTTTCAACAACACCCGCTATTAAATTACCTAATTCTCTGTCATTGTTAGAGGCTATCGTAGCGACATTTACTAAATCAAAGTCGGTAATACTTTCAGATTGGATAAACTCTTCTGTCTCCGACAAATATAACTTGAACTCATCTCTTATTTTTAAGGGAGAAGTACCGCTTTCCATCAAAGAAAGAGAACCATTACACAACGTTTGTGCAATTAGAGTAGCCCCAGTCGTTCCATCACCGGATTTTTCTTGGGCTTCACTTGCTACTTCCTTTAACAAATCAATACCCATTTGTGCGTAGGGGTCGGTGTCATGCACAGCCCTCGCTATACTGACACCATCGTTAAGAATAACAGGCATACCAATAGGGTTCTGTATTATTACAGTCCTAGCATTAGGACCGAACGTTCCCTTTACTGCGTTGGCTACTTTGTTTACTCCTAAAAGTAATTTACTTCTTGCTTCTGCTCCTGTAATCAAACTCATAATATCACTCCAAACTAGAATCATACAGTAAATCTTCCGATTCACCGTAATACTCTTCCATAGTTATGTGTTCCCCTTCCTGTAAAGAAAAGGCCACTAAATCTGTATAGTGTACAGAGATAGGTGATGTAGGGTTAGAAGGCTCTAACAAAGTAGTAAAGGAATCACTACGCAATACAACATGGTCGCCCATATTTAGGTCGATAGGTACAAACCCACCCACACTTTGAACCTCAAAAGGTTGCTCTATGATAAGACCAAACTCATTGTGTGATTCATACTTAGCGAGAATTACAAACTCTCCTAAAGCCTTCCAACTCCTGTTCACGCTTCCCACCCGTTATCCCCATCATCAGAGAAGTCCGGTTCTGTTAGTGCTGCTATCTCATCGAAAGCCCACCAACCGTTTACAGACATTCTATCTTCCATTTCACGTGTTCTCCAAGCCTGTCCGACAATCATAAGTTTAGTACCTACACCGAAGGATGGAACATCTTCACAGTATACATCAATTGTACCTGCTAGTGAAGTAATGTCTGTATCACCACAAACTAATATAGAGCCGCCGTTGTCTCTAGGGTCTATGTGTATAACTTCAACCACAGTAGCACACATTCTATCCCACCAACCATCAGTACCGTTGTGTTGGTCGTAATAAGGACCTAACGCACCTAAGTTTGGTAGCATATTTTCCTGTCCGATAATAGCAGGTAGCATATCTAACGGTGAACCGCTAAAGATAGAAGATAAATTAGTATCAACGGTAGCATCTGAAACGTTAGCGTTTAGATAGCAACGGTTATTCTTACCTGTTTTTAGGGGAATAGTAAGTGGGGTAAAGGTTGGGAATTGTTTATCCGCAGCCGTAGCACTACCACTTACAGTAAATACTTGTGGCTCACCAGTTGTACCCTGTGGGCGACCAAAGAATAACGATGTTCTTTCTCTCTCATCTTGAGGTCGAGGCGCACCATACTTGAAGTTAGCATCTCCACTAGGGAAGGTTGCATTGTTTTTATCCCATACTACATAGAAATGTGTGTTGGCATCTAACTGCATAGTGTGTTTTGGTAGTGTAGAAACATCTGTTTCAGCGTTACCGAAATATTTTTCAGCACTCAATCTAGTATAAGAGCCGTCATGGTTATCTTCAAAGATAACAACAGAACCATTATCAACAAATGTTTGCCTTACTTCTGACGAAGCACTACCCAATTGATTCTTCATTTTATTATAGAGAATCTTACCCCATTCTTTCGGGCGTGGTACTGATATAAACATACCTTCGTATGTATCTGCCCCTGCTCTACGCATTCTCGCATTTTCTGATGTAATGTTTCTACCTGCTACTCTAAGAGCGAGGATGAAACAATCATCTTCCGAGCGACCGGCATTTTTCCATGCCGCCCCCTGTTCTGCGAGGACTGCGTTAGCCCTCTCTTGCACCATCTCCGGTGCGACGTTCAACGTTTTCGCGATATTATTTAACATTTCATTACCCATGTTTTTTCACCTTACTAACCCAAGCCTAATCCATTACACATATAAACTATGCTACCAACAACCTCACGAAATTATACTTAACAATGTCATCATCGACACCATTAAGCACATCTCTCTCTGAAATTATCGCTGAATCAACGACTTGGAGTTTTTTTGTTGGTTGTGCATCCCGCAAAGCAGTATCAAAAACAGCACGTATTATCTTTCGACAATCATATTCCTTAATTAAATCATAGGCTGCATCTGCATCTGAAAACTTGAAACATAAAGATAGGAAGTGATGAGCGTCAAAACTATCGACAGTTAAACTTAAGATAAAACTATTGGCTTCGTCGCCTTCAAGACCGTGAAACGCTTGTAGTGCATTAATAGCATTCCGCAAATCCCCTGCGTGTGCTTTACATATAACTTGTAATTGTGTTTCACTAATCTCAACGTGTTCCTGTCCGCATATATACTGTAACCTACCCATCATTTCTTCAATCGTTATAGGTCTAAACTCTATTGTCCTACATCTTGAACGTAAGTAAGGACTTACTTTTTCGATATTATTACAAGTAAGAATAAAAAGACCCTGTGCATTCTCTATCACACCTTTTAATGCTGACTGTGCTTCGTGTGTCAACTGGTCTGCTTCGTCTAGTAGTATGTATTGTCTGTAATTACCACAACGTGTAAGCGGCAATAATTCTTCTTCAACAAATGCTATCCCTCTAGTTTTCTTAGAGGAAGCATTGAACACGTGTATGGGGTATCCTCTTTCATTAGCAAGAACGTGAGCATATGTCGTCTTACCTACACCTGCCGCCTTACTATGTAGTAGAAGGTGTTGGTCGAAATTAGAAAAATTATTATTCGCTACCATTTCATCGAAAGTAGTAGGTCTATATCTGACCGCCCATAATTGTTGCATAAGTTAGGCTAAAATAATACACATATAAAGTATTAGATAGTATCTTCCATCAAGAATGCACGTGTAGCGTCGTACAAAGCGACTACCTCTGCGTGTGATTTCCTACCTATTATTTCACCATGTCCCCTCTCAATCAATAGTACTTGTACCAAACCCGCCATGAACCCTCTTAAGAATGTCTCATCTATTTTAGCATCATGGAAAAACTCTTCTGCGTCTGAATCTTCTTCTTCAACAAAATCAAGAAGCATTGTTCTTAGTATAGCAGCATCAAACATATTCTCTTGTGTTAACATTCTTGACATATCAACGTAAGTATTAGTGTGAAGCATAGCGGATAATAGACTACTCAAATCTTCTTTCATATCTGCTCTCATATGTAGTACCCACCTAGTGTCATATTAACTCTTTCTTAAACAGTTCAGACATACATCAGATTCCGGCGGTAGTATTCTTATTCTACCACAAGAACATTGTACGGCTTTCTTCCTTTGTGTAGGTGTCATTACGGTAGGACTACGGGTATAAAGTATGTCATCACGACTTTTGATTAACTCTCTATCAATATCATAAATTAAATGTGATGCCTTTATACCGATAGCATTCTCAACCTTCTCACTACCCACTGATATTATCTGTGGATTCTTAGAAAGAAGTGCTGAAAGACTGTGAGGTGAAGGTACTGTTCTAACATTCTTCAAGGAAGATAGTTTCTCTGCTACTCCTTCTTTAGTCATAGCACCGTGTTCCCATAATATCTCTACTATGAATCGCCGCACACGGCGGTTGTTAGCACTCATGTATAAACGTTAGTCTATGGGACTTATAAGTCGTTCCCTACGTCCGCCCACATAAGTGCGTCTCCCCACCCTTCTTGCTCATATCCAGTAGGTTCACTTTTATAAGAAGTAGTCTGCGTCCCAAGCGTCATATTTAACAAAAAAATAATTGCTTCGCCACCGTAGCACATTATTCTTAAGCAAAAAAAAAGTATTATAGCATCGACTAAAACCATTTACTCTCCGCAACCTTAGTCTTCCGCATACCTTTCGGTACGTCCCCAACTTCTCTGACTTTATTGGCTACACTTATAGAGTTTTCTAAAATTAATTCCCAATGCTCATCACTATCTCTAAAC